CACTGCGAAGCTTGCAGCTTCGTTCGATCCAAAGCTCAACGTTCGGACAAGGACGTGGTGGTGTGTGGTCCGTCAAAAGACCGTATTCCACGCATATCCCTATCCACGCTGGGCTATCACCAACGAGGACAACCTTACGGAGTTTGCAACCCCGCACGCTTCGCATGGCTTGTTCCTTGGCGGTGGGGAAATTACTCGGTCCTTAACAAAGACTGAGCGTTTTCCTGAACCAGCCAGACAGATCCTACCTTTGGTCGATTTACGACTGAATCTAGGAAAAGTCACAGACCTGCTTGCTCTCGCAGTAGGTGGTTTTGATAGACATCGCCGAGTGGTGATGTCGACCGCCCGCTATTAGAGCAGCTGATAAGAGGAAGGTAAACACCATGCTGCCAGATCCAATGAACTTGGCTCTGACGATGGATGATGCGACCACACCCAGCGAAACGCTGAGCTTGGTTCGTATCAACGAGGTCACAAACCGAAGCACCTATGCTATCCCTGAACTGGAGGAGGATCACTCCACCGAAGGTCAGGCGATACCGGCCCACGACCAGGTAGGTCTGCGGCACCAGCTGCAGTTCTATCGTACGTACGCCAAGAGAAGCGGAGCTTCTCGAGGAAGTGCGAAGTCGACGGTCAAGGTGACAAGGGATGTGAGTGTTCCCAATGCCGATGGTACTGGGAACATAGTTCTGCCCCTCATTGCTGAGGTGAACTTCTCGTGTCCTGTTGGTGTCTCGTACCACAATCGCAAAGATCTGAGGTGCATTGTTGCCTCTATTCTTCGCGAGCACGCAGAGATGGAAGACTTGATGACCACGGAGCAGATCTAGCTTTGCTGGATCTAATCTGGGGTCTGATAGTCTTCCGATTTGTCATAATTCCAGTGAGCTTGGCCTGCCTCTTTATCTACTTGCTTGGCAAGTAGGAAGGAGAGGCCTTCTGCTTTCTGGTGACAAGGAGGATGCGCAATGCATCGACCGCGTGGTGGACGTAAAGCCCGGAAGAGGAGTGAGCGAAAGCTTATCCTTCCTTCGGGTCAGACACTGACGCCCAAACCGGGATTTTTCTCGGTAAGGGTTCCCAGGGATTACCCCTGGGAGATGATGTGTCGTCTAAAAGACGACATTGCTCATCTAGCCCCCTCGGATGATCTTGACCGAGTGGAGCGGGTTATCCGCTCCAGGAGTCTTGACCAACTGGAGGAACTAGGGCGCGAGTGGGGGTTACAGAGTATACCTCCTTTCGTCAGTACACCGAATGAGCTTACGTTGTGTAAGTTTCGTTTGGGGATGAGTAACCTGATCCGGAAGTTCCGTTTCGATGGAAATTCCGAGGACAGAGAAGCAGTCGCGATACGTAATGTATTGCAGGCACGGCATAGTTGCAGACAGTTCAATCGAGCTGGCTACAAGTACCTCTTGGAGGAAGACGGGAAACCGAATTCCTTCTTGAGGGATATGCAGTACTTCTGCGCCTCCGTTCTTGGCCCCTTAGATGGGGACAAGGTCAGGCATTGGACTAGGCATGGCCCCGGTAGCTCGACACAAACGTCACGCGGGTTAGTCTCAACGTACAATAAGTACGTCGACTGGCCTTACCACGTTACGTCGCGAGCTGTCGGTCCTGCGCGCCGTTTAATCGAATCTGATCCTAGGTGGTACGGAGCCCTCGAGGATTCCTACCGAGAGAGGTTTGGTATTGAAAAATACCGGATTCTCAATCGAGAGGAGTTTTGGAGGAGCGTCTTTACCATTCAGGATTGGAATAAGATAACGACGGTGCCTAAGGACGGTCACAAGAACCGTCCAATCGCGATCGAACCAACAATCAATGTTATGCTTCAACTAGGCGTGGACGGCTTTGTCCGAAAGCGCCTTAAACGTTGGGGCATCGATATCGATTCACAAGAAAAGAATCGGTATCTGGCAAGGGAAGGGAGCATCCGTAAGGACGCCGACTCCCCCTGCACCATTGATCTGTCAAACGCTTCCGACACAGTCTCGTTGAGATTGTGTAAGTTGCTGCTGACGGGTGATTGGTACGATTACCTGTGTGACTTACGGTGTCCGAGAGGACACTTGCCATCAGGCAAAAACCTACGCTACGCGAAGGTTTCGTCGATGGGTAATGGTTACACATTCGCGATAGAGACGTTAGTCTTCGCAGCCATAGCGTACGCTGCAGTAAAATACACCTATGGTGGATGGCGCAATGATTTAGTCTCCGTCTTCGGAGATGACATCATCGTGCCGGAAGCCGCAGGTGCACTTACTGTGATGTTGCTAGAAGCTTGCGGACTAACAGTGAACCGAGACAAGTCCTTTCTAAAGGGGCAAGTTAAGGAGAGCTGTGGTCACGACTACGTCTCTGGGCATATGGTAAGAACCGTGTACCTAGACGCTATGCCAGAGGACATCCGAGGAGTCATTAGCGACAGAAATCGGATCCACCGATGGGTGGATCTGAATTTTCACTGTCCGACACCTCGGGTGGACGAATTCGCTCTATCGCTCTTAGGACCTCAGCTTTGCTGTTTTGGTCCAAGGAGTGACGAGGAGTTCGACACCTACTGGCACGTAGATACACCCTCCATCAAACCTCCATATGAAGCCTTCGGGCCTCACTGGAGTCGGAGTGTGTATCGGTTTATGTGCATCGGTGTGATCCCAACCTGTGTGAAGCGTGC